AATGGCGGCAGTCATAAGCCCAGCAGCAAACCACTTTTGTTCGCCTATTTGAAGGTCAATCCGAACCATCCTTAGCCGTCAGTAAACTTGGGTTCGAATCCCTCCCTCTCCGCCATATATCAAATTACTCCATGATTACTTCGGTTTGGTCTGCTTTTTACTATCGCTTTACTAAATTCTCCTTCCGAGTTATGGTGAGCCTCGATTACAGGAGACTCACGATGCCTAACACCACAGCTGCTCTGTACGCCAATTACAAAAAGGCCGACGGCAAGTGGACGATGGGGAAGCCCGCTGTTAAGGGCAATGGCCGATTGAAGCCGCTTTGGGTCATGGTGGACGGCAAGGAAGAACACCACCCGGAAGCCCGCTACAAGGTGTCGTGGTACGACAACGGCAAGAAGCGATTCGAGGACGTGGGCCAAGACCCTGACGTCGCCATCGCCACACTGAGCCGCCGCGAGAAATCCCTGGAGGCCAAAGCTGAGGGACTCACGGTTCTGGATGAGAAGGAGAGCAAGGGTCGCGTCCTGCTGAGCGCAGCGATTGCTGTCTACGTGGACGATGCCGCGGACGGCAAGAAAGCGCACAAGACCTACTCCGCCCGCAAGCGCACGATGGAGTTGTTCGCGGAGTCCTGCAACAAGACTTTCGTGGACCAGATTGAACTCCGCGACATGCTCAACTTCAAATCGTTCCTGCGAAAGCAAGGGTTCGCGGACCGGACCGTGTTCAACCACTTCGAGTGCGCCAACTCCTTCCTGCGCGCCAACGGCATCATCTCCGCAAACGGCAAGAGCATCGTGCCGCCCCATGACTGGCCCGATTTCGATGAGAAACCCGTCAAGAAATATCAGCCGGAAGAACTCGTCAAGCTGTTCGCAGAAGCCGATGCGATGGAGACGGCTGTGTTCAAATTTTTCCTGACCTCCGGCGGACGTGAAGGCGAGGTCGCCCGGCTCCAGTGGCGGGACATCGATATGCGGATGAAGAAGGCTGAGTTCATGAGCCGTGAGGGTGCCAGCACCAAGAACCGAAAGTCCCGATCCGTGCCGCTACCCGACTCCATGATCGCCATCCTGAAGGAGCATCAGAAGGAGTACGGGGACTCTCTCTACGTGTTTCCCAACCAGTCTGGTGGTATGGAGGGTCACTGGCTCCGAAGGCTCCAGAGTCTGGCTCTCCGAGCAAAGCTGAATTGCGGCCGATGCAAAGATGTCGGTGAAGGTGGGGAGATGAATTGCAAGGATGACGCGGTCTGCCAAGAGTGGGGACTACACCGTTTCCGCAAGACGTTCGCCACGAATCACCTGCACAACGGAGCCAACATCCGGCAGATTCAGAAGTGGCTCGGGCATCACTCGCTGGACGTGACGATCAACTACCTAGCGGATGAGGACGACACCTCGGACCCAGTACGCGATCAGGTAAACGGCGCGTTCGAAGCCTTCGTGTAGATGCATATGCCCGTATTGACCTGCCCCTGCGTTCGTTTACGTAAGAATACGACAGACTTTTCCCGTTCTATCTGCGGACGGCAGTAGCGTACGATGAATGGGGTAAGCGCTATGGTGCTTCCTGGGTCCCCCTCGGGGGACCGCCCGCCCTTGACTCTGCCAGAAAAAGTAAAGTAGTGCCAGCCTGGCTGACTCTCCGCCACGCGCTTTTCTCCCGCGCTTGCCGTGCAATTTACTCTCAACTCGCGCAGAAGTTTAGCAATCTCCGTGCTGGGTTAGCATGGTGAGTAGCATGCCGTTGATAACATGCGGGATAAGTCAGAGCACGTACTGTAGGCGTGGGTTCGTTCCGAACCCGCTACCCCAAATTCTGCCGATTGGCGGCTTGGGCGAATACTGCACTATTAGGACCCTGGAACACCCCCGGAGCTAGCGATGCGCCGAACCACGGACCCATGGACTCGCCACCGGAACCTGCTCCCGACAAAGTCCCCGATTGCCAAGAGTATCCATAATTCATGGTACTCGAACTGCCAAACCAAGCGAGCTAGGCATCCGCCCAGTTGCTACCCCAATTGCTGTTGTCGACATTACCGTCGCCCGGATCGCCGCCCGAAGGGTCACTGTTTGTAGGGGCGTGTTCCGAGCATAGACGTAGCGGTTGAGCCTCTGAGGATCGAACAAGTTGCCTTCTTGAGAATCCGGATGGGCTCCTTCTTAATTTTGCGCTCCAATGTGTTATTTCGATTCGAATCTGTAAGAGTTTGGTCCTCCCGCTTTGGCTCGTTTCGCAACCCGTGCGAGTAGCGCGCCCAACGAATAGGCAGCGGCTGCGTACAGTAGCAGCGTATAACCTGTTTGATCGTAACAATGGTTCTGCGGCAAACAACCCCATCCAAAGAAATGCTGAGTCCGAGTCAATTCAACTCCCGAAACGACGACAGCCGAAAGCTGGGCAAACCGGATTAGAAGCGCAATCCCCAGAGCTGGCACGACCCAAGTCCAGAGCATGACGTTGTGCCCATAACGCCTACCTAACTTATATCCCCACAACAGTCCGATGAGGATCTGCACGGGAAAGTAAGGTGTCTCCATCAATATCCATTCGCCAATCCTTGGGCTCAGAGATGGAAAGAACTCGCGTAAGGAGATCACGATCGAGTATCTCAATATTGACGCTACAATCACCACACCAAATGTGCTGACTATCAGATGGCCTAAAAAATAAACTACGTTCATGGCGTGCTCGCGTGCATTGTACCATCCGTTCATTTCGGCAGTGGCACGCCTCCTGTTTGGTCCATTTTCACTCCGGAACTCTAGTTGAGCAATCAACTGCTTGAGTACCATAGGTAGTTCCTCCTACGACCAAGCTGGGTACCTGTGAGCCGCTGTTGTACACCACGATCTGGCCAGACTTGTTGGGGCCGTAAAGCTGTTGCTGTCCCTCGGTCTGGACGGTCGAATCGGTCGAATCTTGTGGCGGAGCAGCGCTGGGAGGTGGCCCCATTAGGTCGGGAGAAAGACCTCCTATGCAACTGATTTGTGCGCCCACCCGCTGCCATGTTGGCAATGTGGCCCTTATCACAGCCGGTGGTGGCGGCGGCGGGGGCGGGACTGCGGTAACGCACGCCGTCATGGCACACGGCCCAATGCTTACGGCAGGCAGGTTCGGTAATAACAAACCGTTGTTCGGGTTGGTGACAGCGCCCCAGTAGAACCCTAGATCTGAAAAACCAAAAGTCATGTAGCTGTCGGGAAGGTAGACGGGATGAACGTTAAGTGGAACCGCCGACAAATGCCAACCATAAATCCAGCCATAGGTAGGACTCGGACTAAACTCCAACTGAAGCAGCTCGAATTGATTCCACCCAGCCATATCGCTCCGAGTATCGCATGGCGTTCCCGCGTTAGACACAGCCAGTGCTTGACACGTCAAATGGCCTTCGTAGCTTAAACCGCTGGGGTCTGTGTAGCTCAAGGGATTGTTCCCTACATAGCCATACCGATTCCAGGACTGCGGCTTGGTGGGGTCCACAGCACCGAGCCCACTAGGATCAGGAGACAGCCAGCGGCCTTGCCCCGGATGGAGTTCTCGACCCGGAGTGTCGTACAGTAAACCGGCAAACGAATCTTGTGTGTCGCCGGTGAAGTCAAGTCCCGCCGTGTTGCCGATGTTGCCGTACGATTCTCCGAACGGGGCGAACGCACGATCGAAATATGCAGTTCGATTCGTAATTGACGACGACAGGCGTGCACTTCCTTGCCAGTCCTTATGCCAAAAATACTGGCTGCCCCCAGCGCTTCCACTTTGATAATAGGTCGCGCCGCCCGGAAGCGGGAAATAAGCGTTCACGGTGGTTGTCTCGCCGTTCATGATGGCCGTCTTGCCAACCGGTGTGTACATCACTTCGTTATAAGCTCCGTTGACGCCTCTCTCGACTTCACGTCCGAACGCGTCGTAAAGAATGCATGTCCCGTCGGTGCTGCCGAAGATGTTGCAAGTTGTCGAGTTGATCGACCCCAGCTTGTTGTCAACATAGTACGCGTAAGTGCGGAGCGTGTCGTTCGTCATATTGCCGTTGTTGTCGTACGTGATCGGAGGCGACGCCTGATTCGTAGCCTCATTATAGCCCGGAGCCCACGCCGAACTGCCGGACTTGGTTATGTTGCCGAACGGATCGTAGCTGAATGTCTGGGACCAAGCGGAGCCGCAGGTAACGCTGCCAAGCCGTCCGAGATTATCGTACCCGCTATAGGTGCAGGTCTGCGACCCGCCCGAGTTGACATCGTCCGTGATCCCAAGCTGCGCAAGGGTCCAGTTCGAATTCCACGTGAGAGCGCCTGAATCAGTTGCTCCGTTTACTGTGAATGTGTAGTTAGTCATGCGACCGGTATTCGTGTCATACAGGTAGCTGTCCTGATCGCCGTTTCCGAGGGATATGGTGTGCAGTTGGCTGCCTGGGGTATAGGCGACGCTGGTAACCAAGTCAGTCGTGCCCTGAGTTGCGGTACTGAGTCGGCCTTCTGTGTCTACTCCGTAGGTAACGGACGTATAGCCTGGAACACCGCCGACAGAGGCGAGTGCCCCGTTGGCCGCATAGGTTGCAGTGCCATGGTAATAACCATCTATATGCGCCGTCGATTCCCACAGATCACTCATCTCTCCGCGAGCCGAGTAAGCGAACCATTCATCCGTCGCTGAATCGTAACCATTCGCGGGCGTTGGCCAAACACAATCCCCAGTCCACGCTTCAACCATTCGTCCGCTTGTGTTGCTGCTCGTGCCGGTTGGGTAACCACTCGGAACGGGTAAAATCGCGTTCGCTGTGCTGTCATATCGAAAGCGCTTGACCGGGGGATAACAAGCGCCAGCTTCATAAACCATCACATCAGTTACGCGATGAAGCGCATCGTATCCGTAGCAACTGGTATTGCCAGCGTTATCCACTTTCGTGGTCAGATCGCCCGCAGACGCTGCAAGGGTGCCGCATGCAACATCGTAGGTATACGTCGCCGTTCCAGGTCCCCATTCCGGGTTGGTTTCAGAAAGCAGGCGATTCAGACCATCGTAGGTGTATTTGCGTGTCTGCGCGCCTCCGATAGCTCCTGGCTGAGCGTTTTGCGTGACGGTGACAATGAGATTTCCAGAGGCGTTATATGTGTAGCCGTATGTCGTCAGAAAGCCAGTTGCCGGGTTGGTCTGCCCACAGGAGCCGCTACCGGAGACCGACGTGATTTCGCATACCCGAGTTAACCTGCCCAGCCCATCGTATTGGAGCTGCTTCTGGAAGGTCGGACTCGGACCTACCGACTGCATCACATCGTTCTGCACGTAGGTATAAGAAACAGTGCCGCCGCCTGCGTCGGTGATGCTGATCGGTCGGCCTACAGCATCGTATTGAGTTGTCGTCACGGCAGTCCCGCCTGGGAGCGTTTGTGTGGTGACAGCGCCGATTGTGTTCCAGCCGTAACTATACAGAATTGTATTATCGAACGTCGTCGCTCCGGGTGCGGTTCGCGTTTGTGACTCAATTATGCGGCCCAAGCCATCTGTTGTTAGCACTTTATTCGACTGTGAAGGAAAGGACATCTTGGTGTCGAATGTGGTCGGTGATGGGTAGCTATAGTTTGTCGCGTTTAATAACGGGTCCGTCATCGAGGTCAGACGCCACAGCGGATCAGTATACGTGTAACCGGTTGCTTGCTTGTTTGGATCGCTGGTTTGGGTTGCCGCGGCACCGCTACAATTCCATTGAGTAGAGGTCGCCAAACCAGCGGAAGGCAAACCTGTGCCTGTCACGGTAACAGAAGTTGGAAGCACACTGTTGCTGCAGCCATCAGTTCCGGTGTACGCGTAGGTATAGAGAGCCCCATTCACGTCGTGAGAAGTCGCAACTGTGCCCGTGCCGGTATATGTCGCCGAACTCGTCAGCCAGGTAGAGCCATTCCATTTCTTCGTAGTAGCCGGGTGGCCAGTGCTCGTATAAGTGATCTGCGTCTGGGCCACTGGCGCGCCTGCTGAATCATCGGTGACGCTGTAACATGGCGTGTTATAAATGTACGCGCCCGACGAATACGCGGCACACGATGTCCCGTTCCAGGCCTGCCCATAGTAGTTAAGTGTATCGGAAAGCGGCGTCTGTCCTGCCGGAGACCCGACTGCCGAAAAGACGAAATCATACTGCTTTACTTCTACTACGTTCTCATAGGAATCAAACTTCGTTTCGACAAGGTTACTGGCTCGTCCGTTGTACGAAGTAAAGATATCCGTCTGTGTGATTGGCAGTGTTGGTCCGCTTGTCCCACAATTGGTGAAGTTGTTGTTATAGCATGTCGTTACTGTTCGAAGTAAAGTCCCACCACCATTGCAACCTGTGATACTTGTCGGGCAGCCGCCTTGATACGTCATTGCCTGTGTTTGATATTCGGCCTCGAAGCTGTGAACGGTCTGATTCTTCGCTGGATCGGTCTCGGTGACAGTACCGTTTGCGATCGAGTTGACATAACTCCACTTGCTCACATTGCCATTAGTGTCCGAAACGGTTTTGGTCAACGTCGGTACAACCGCGTTTCCGCAACTGATTCCAGTATTGCCACTGCCACCTGAATACGCGTAGGCTACGCTTCCGCCGCTTGGATAGGTGATGCTCGCCAACCTCCCGGTTACATAGTGGGGTGTATGCGTGTCGCCCGGCGTTGTCTCATAGGAAAAAGAAAAGGTACCAGTCGGTGTGGTTATCGAGTTTAGCAGAGCTATTTGAGTTGGTTTGACCTCAAGTAGACCCGAGCATCCGAATGCAGTTTGCTCAGTGTAGGTCAAATAGTTAGTCTGAAACGTCTGGGGGTTGCCATTCACATCAGTGTATTGATACGTTCCCGTGCTGGGTTGCCCTGAAGAAGCAAAGGTGGGGCTCGCCTGGAGAACTTGTTCACCGAGAGTATCATCGTAGACTCCTGGAGATGGCTGCGTAATCTCCGCGTTATCGGGGTCTTTGATAACGACTGTCGAACCCGACAGCTCATTCCCCGATTTATCGTAGACGGTCGCGGTGTATCCAGAGGTCGCAGGATCGACGGTAACTATTAAAGTATAGCCAGAACCATCCGTGGTTATCTGATTAATCGACGTAATGTTGTAACAAGATGCGGGCATACCGGCACCCGCAACAATTAAGCTGTAACCAGGTGCGATGGGATGGCCGGTCCCGGTCGAATCGATAACGGAAAACTTGTTGGCGAGTGTAGTTGCATAAGACACGCCGTCGCAAATGGTATGTGTATACGTCGACGCAAAACCGACACTGACCGAAAAGGGCGTACCTCCCTGAATACCCGCGTAATGCATGCTGGTGCTGACAATTGTGCCGCACGCTACGATCGGGCTCGGGGACACCACCCACTGATGTTCGCATCCAGTGAAACTCACCGAGTAGACGTTAGAGGTCATCACCAAGTCATATGAAAACGGAATCTTGCCGGTCTTGCTGCGCACAGGAATGTTAACGAAGATAGTTCCGGTAGCCAAATCAACGCTGGAGAACGAATCCGCGGCTTGAGTGGACCAAGGCTGTATTCCCGCGGCCGGGTCTGGGTCTGGGTTCTGGGCGAAAGAGGGTGCGCAAATCAGACAGCACACGGCGAACATCGTGGCGAAGCGTGCCATACTTTCTCCTGACGAAGCATATTTGCTACCGGCTTTCGCCGGTGAGTACGACCGCACTAATGCGTCCTTGCCAGCGATCGCTGGCGCAATCCATTCACACTCCGGGGAAGCAGCGATCAGGATTTCTGACGGAACTGAGAATCCGTCGCCCCCGACGAATCCCGCTCGCTGATTGCAGCGCAACTTACAGGAACAAGTGTGGATGTTTCAAGACTTCTGTCTTCCGTTCGGATTTTGTAAAATGCCGCCCAACATCGAGACACTCGATGCCCGGTGCGGAATACGCTCCGAAGTGCCGGAGATGGTATTGAAATGTTGAAAAATGGAGCGATTCCGCGTATTTGCCGGTTGTTCGAGGCCGACAACTTTTGGGTACCTGCAGTTCCGTGCTCAGGGTTAGCGACAACAGAGATGAGTGTTACAAAATCCGAACAAGCAGGACTTCCCCTCCAGTAACCTTCGAGACTTACCTTCGTTTCCCGCCTACACGCTCCGGCTATTTACTTCTCTCCTCGATGAGCTATGGTGAGCGCATTGTTTGCAACTTAGTCAACAGGAGAGAAGGCTATGGCAAAGTAGCGGCCATCTCGACCGGAACGGCTCCCTGCGGAGTCTCAATCAGGTGAACGTCTGCCCAAGGCTCGTCTACCGGGTCCATGCCCAGATCGACCAGAACCATGTTGATGGTCCAAACGCCAGTCTTGAGGTAGCCTGTGTCGATTTGCATCTGCTTGAGTCCGTCCTGCTCGCGGCGAACGCGGAAGGTGAACTCGTAATCGTCGCCGTAACCCAGACGACGGATGCACTCGTTGACAACGTCCTCGAACCACTCAATCACGGGCTGCTGACCTTCCGCTTCAGCCTGATCCTGTGCGGACTCAGACGTGGCGCGGTTCATGCTCTTGACGAAGGCTTGCGGATTCAGACCGATGGTGAAGCAGATGATACGGGCCAGCCACTCATCCACATCCGACTTGAGCAACGGCTCTTTCGGCGTGATGACTTGCATCTTGCCGTCAGAGGACATCGACGGCACCATCTTGATCTTGCGACGTTCGCCCAACTCACCCGACAGGTTGGCGTCGAGCAATGTGTTCCACTGCTCAATCTTCTCTGCTGGCATTCCAGCGTCTACCGGGATCAACATCTCCGGCATGTTGCCTTCCGTGTAGTAGGCGAGCAAGAACTGCTGGCTGCGGATACCGATGTTGGCCCACGTCAGAATTTGCTCAAGGTGTGAGCGGCCATATTGGCTCTTATTGCGCGGCTTGCGAACCGCGTAAATGATCTCGTCTTCGGTGAAGTCAATCGCGGGCAGACCATAGGCAACCTGCGCATAAGCAGCTGCCTTTTTGCCAGTCTCGGGATCAATCTCACACGGGCGGCGACCAGTGTCGTCTACGAAGACCTTGATCGTGGAGCCGTCAATCGGAGTGAACGAAAGAACCTGACCGAGGATGTTCTTCTCAATCCAGATGGTCGCGCAATCTCCGATGAACATATCGGTCAGCAGCTTGTTGCCCCAACCCTTGAACGTATCCATGCCAGCGATGCGGGCCGGACGTTCGAAGAAGGCTGTCAGCTTCTGAGCGATGGGGTCTTCCACAGTTTGGTTCTTGGCTTGGCTGGTTTTGTCGTTATCGGAACCCTTCTTGCGAATCTGCCAGTCTAGGGCGAGGATCTTGTCAATCACGGTTTCCATCGCGGCGGACCACAGGTCCCATTCATCCGAGCAGCGATACAGAAGCTCGAAGGGAACCCGGTCGTACAATTCCTCGCGTGGTTGCCAGATTTGGTTGATGCCGGGAATGAACGGCCACACACGCGGGCGGTACGACTGCGGAGCGGAAGGATGCGTCGGCTGTAGAGCGGAGAACCAAAAGGGATCAATTCCCGGAATGTTCTCCGAGCCGCCCGGTCGCTGAATCTGTTTCACCGGGACGTCGCGAACCGCTGCCATCGCTGTGAGTTTCTTCCGCAAGTCAAGATTAGCCATGAATTGTTACCTTTTGATGCCCAGCGCACGCTCTCTACTGGTGATCTTCTCGTCTTCGATCGCTTGAGCCTCTACCTGAGCTTCCTCTAAACCTTTGATCTGCCATCTCTCGACAGGGACCACTGTGTCCATGCCCCACTGAGCGAGGTCGCGGGGACAGACGAAGACCACCTTGGAATACTGAGACAAGAACCGCATCTTCTTAGGTCCACAGAGACCGCAGGACGGGCAGGTAGCGATCTCAAACTTGTCCACGAAGAATGTGGAGTGATACCACAGACGAACATGATGAACGATGTAGTTCCAAATCAATCTCACTAGAATCTCCTTCCACCGAGCCGCCGTCTAAACTCCGAGCGCGTTGCAGCGGACGCGGCCTTTACAAGATCAGCGCGGGCTGGCGCGGTGTGCGGCTTTGTAACCTGTTGCGGTTCAACCTTCTGTTGCGAAGTCTGTTTCTGCTTCTCCCTCTCCAGCACTTCGAAGAAACCCCACCGATGCGAGCGGCGGTAGTTCATCGCCTGTGACCATGCGTCAATCTGGTCGTCGTTGGCCGCAATCTCCGGACCCAGCGCGAGTTGCTTCGTGAAGTCTGCCAGCCAAGGCGCATTGGAGGGAAGGTAGCAATTGCCAACCTCGACCTCTGGCGCGGCGGCATGAGCGCGGGACAGCTTGCCTCCGTCGGGCGTCACCAGCGCGATGGTCGTGGGCAGGTTCTCCCGCTTCAACTCATTGGTGACAGCCTCTCCGTTCGCGGCGGCTTCAATCAGGGTCACGTCCGGTTGTAGCCCGTGCGTGATCATGTTGCGCAGCGCGACCTTCAGGCGCACATAGTCCATGCGCTCATTCAGTAGCTCCAGCAGGTAACTGCGCGGGCCGACGAATCCCCATTTCTGCAAGCAGACAAAGTCGGACTTCTGTGTGCCCTTGAAGGAGCAATCTGCGGAGATGTAGACCGTGTCGAAAGCTGGGAGCGGATGGTCTTTCAGCGGGACGCCGTCGGCGTCGGTCTCGTAGTATTGCCACCAGTTGGGATTGATGAGGTTGCCCGTGGCCGGCATCGGAGTCTGCTGACATTGGCCGGACCAAGTGCGGGTAATGCTCTTGCGAATCTTGACCTCGTGCGGAGGGAATCGTTCGGGCAAGAGAATCTCAGCCTTCTTGCGGTGATAGACGCGTCCGGAGATCGGGAACGTGTAATCGGTGTCCTGCTCACACTCCAACGGAATAACGACGTGATACCAAAGTCCGGCTTCGTTCTTTAGCAGGTAACCGGGGAGATCGGACTCGTGCAACCGCTGGCAGACGACGACGTAGAAGTCTTCCGCTGCGTTGTTGCGGCGACTGAAGAGGGTGTCCTCGTAAAATTTGTTGGCGTTTTCGCGGGCCGCGCTGTCCTCGTCTTCCAGCTTGACGATGTCATCGATGATGACGACGTTGGCGCCAAATCCTGAACCACCACAGCCAATCGAGATCATGTAGCCGCCCGCTGTGCTGTCATAGCGGGACTTCAGGTTCTGATCTTCTGCGATCCTCGTCTTGGGGAAGTGAGCCTGATACCAATCGGACAGGAGCAGCTTGCGGCGAGGGACGGAGATTTCGTTCTCGGTGAACTCCTGCGCATAGCTGACGCAGAGGAACTTCTTGTGCGGATGCTTGGCCCAGACCCACGTGGGGAAGATGATGTTCACCTGCGAGGATTTCAGCGAGCGCGGCGGGACGTTGATGATCACCCCACGGAACTCGGGGTGCTCCTTCTTCATGCGCTCGTACGCCCACTGCAAGACCTCAGCGATGTAGGCGTAGTGCCAAGACTCGGTCAGGGGATTGTCGGGATTGAGGACGTTCCACGCAGATTGGAAGTAGGAGTAGAAGTCCGCGGACAAGGCGCGGCTCTCAAGGATGAGTTCCGCTCGTTGCCGGGCCGCGACATCGGCCTTGGTGATCTTAGGCTTGGTCGGTTCCTGCGGCATCCGGCTCCTTCGTTTCTTCGGCAGGAGCATCGCCGTCGGTAAGCTGGGCTGGCTGCTGCGTTTGAGCAAGTCGAGCGCGGCGGTCCACATCCTCAATCATCGCGTTCAACTCTTGGTTGCTCAGTTCTTCAAAGTCATCGGCTCCTTCCTCACCCGGCTTATGGAGAACGCGGAGAGGAATCTTGCCTTCGGAGCGGTCGAAGAACTCCTTCAGCAATGAGGTGTTCTTGAACTGCACGTTCATCGCGAGGCACCACTTGGCGCGGATCACGATGAGTTCGTCGACCGTGAGTCCCTGCTTCTTGGCGAACGCGAGTCCCTCACCGAACCAATCATCCGGCGCATCGGCGCGTCCCCACATCTGCGAGAACTTCGACATGCGCTTCGACGTAACGGACTTCAGACCAGGCGGACGGCCCAGCGGATTGCCAGACTGACCCGGCTTGAATGCGCGAGGCTTCAATACGGCGTCAATGTGAGCCTGTTGCTTCGCGGTCTTCGGCTTCGCTTCGGGTTTGGTCTCGTCTGCCATGATTTATCGACGTGCAACTCCGAACACTTCGGCGTCCACGCTGGGCTTCTGAGTCTCCCAGTCGCTGGTGGTGAGGCAGTGAGCTTCCAA